GCCGCTGGTTCTGATGGACTTGATAATCGTGCTTTGCAAATTATAAATGAATACAACGTAACGGCACAGGTAACTAAAGGATTCGGCAGTTCTGGTGCTGGCGGAGGAAGTGGAAATGCTACTGGTACAGTTGCAGGTGGCAACGGCGGTAGAGGTGGCAATTACGGACAAGGTGGCGGAGGCGGTGGAGCTTCTACTAACGGAGTTAACAGCGGCGCTGGTGGTGTTGGCGGCGATGGTTTGGTAGTTGTGGTGGAGTATTACTAAAATGCCGTACTACGCAGTTTTTTACCAAGGCAAGTGTGTTGCCAAGTTCGTATGGGATGGCGTGTCGGAATACTCATGCCCATTTCTCTATGACATGATAGTGCCTGATCCTGACAATCAGATTCCTGTCCACAATGGTGACGAGCCGGTATACCCATCTGAGGATCAACCGTGAGCTTCTTAACCATTCTAAAGCCCTCTACGGCAGCCCCGGCTACAAAGCTATGGATCAAGGTTTCGGGGGTATGGAAAGAGGTGACGCCATACATCAAGGTGTCGGGGGTGTGGAAAACAGCTAGTCCGAAGATTAAGGTATCTGGAACGTGGAGGTAGGGTATGCCTAGTACAAGCATCGCAGCAACCGGCTCGGTTGAGAATATGGGGGCTAACTATCAAAGCGTCTTTTTGGCCGACGCAGGGCTCAACTCTCTGGCGAGTGGTGGATCAACTAGCAGCCTTGTCTACACAGCCCCGTCCGGCTCGTCTGGCGCAAAGGTGCTTGTTGTCCTCGGAGAGATCGACATGGCGGCCTCTGGCACTTTGAGCATTGACGACGGCACTAGCTCGTACGACATGGCAGTAGACCCAGGAAACGGAGCAAGGCGAATAGAGTTTGAAAGCATCCCGTCTAGCGTACTTTCCAGCTTCGTGATTACCAATTCGCTCGGCGTATCCTTGGCTAGTTCTGGGAACTCGGTCGCAATCCAGCCCCTTTAGTGGCCCTTACATCCCACGCCATAGCTCCCTTAGGATTGACGTATGGTCAAATCCCACGATTACAAGCAGCTCATGGAGTCCCTCAACCGGATATTCGACGTATTGCCGGATATGGAGGATGACGAGAAGGAGAGTGAGGGTAAGACCCGCTCTATCACCATCGTGACTATGGGCAAGGGTAAGGGGTTAAAGATTCCTAAGGCTGGCAAGAAGCAGGTTAAAGACGAGGAGCTTGAAGAAGATGCAGAATAAGGGTGGGCAGGTAAGTATTGCTATTCCTAAGGCTAAGAAGCCTGTTAAGTACGAGCGGGTATCCCCTGGTGTGTATCGTGGCTCCAATGGGGATCTGAAGCGGTCGGCTTTTAATCCTACGCAGTCTCAAGGCATTGCGTCGCAGATAATCAAAGGCGCTACCCCTAAGCCTGGAGGCCCTGTATCGAACGGAACGCCCAAAGAGGCTATCGACGCAGCGACGAAGGGCATTGAGGCCGGTCTCGGTGGTGGCTCTGCTAAGCCCCGTTTCATGCCTGGTAAGGGCTCGCTCAAAGACTTGTTTGACGATGCAACTCAAAAGCCCACTCCCGCTGGAACTGGCGTCCCAGACGACCTGCTCAAGACCCTCCGCGATGTGCTCGGCGGCATGGGTGATGGCCGTGACCGTAGGGATATGTTCAATCCTTTAGTGGGCGCTGGTAACATACGCCCCGCCCCTCGTCCGAACATGAGGGACATTGATCCTGGCTTTGCGGTTGATCCGGCTGACCTTCCAGGGTCGCTGTACGACCTGGTTCGCACCAGAGAGACCCCTCAAATCCCTCGCGCTTCAGGCTCTATCGCCGACATGCTTAGGAGGCGGTAATGAGCTGGTTTAGCGACGCATGGGATTGGGTTGGAAGTCAGTTCGGCTCTAGCGGGGGTCACGTTGATGATGGTGGCCCAGGAGCATGGGGCGGTGGTGGCTCGTCTAGCGGTGGAACCTGGCTCGATAGAAACTGGGGGACCATTTCTAAGATAGCTGACGGTGGCCGAAAGATTTACAACCTATGGGACGCTAACGACGCTAGGCAAGACACTCGCGGCGACCTTGCCAACATCTACGCTCGGATGCAGCAAGAGGATGCAGCCTATCAGCAGCAAGTAGCAGCGTATCGCCAACAGCAAGCGGCAGGGGCAGCGGCAGCACGACGGAAGAACGATGCGGCTCAGCGTAAGGCAGCAGCCAAGGCGATGAAGCAGCAGAAGAAGGCTTACGAGCAGATGATAGCTATGTATCAGCCCTATGCTGATGCGGCTAAGTCCATCACTCCGAACATGGCCAAGAACTACAATCAGTTCCTCGATACGACTGCGCTCTTGAATCAGTACCTTGCTCCGAGTGTCATGAAGAACATGCAAGCTCCGATGCAATCGACTTATGAGCGCCCAGTATCTCAGGCTATGAGTTCAATCCCTGTCCCTCAGGCTGAAGCTATCTCGTTCCCTACACTCGAAGAGGCTCTAAAGAGGGGCAAGTAAGTGCAGCAAAACTTCTCCAACCTCAATCCTCGGCAGCGCGAGATGTTCAAGCTCATGCTGTTACAGATGATTATGCAGCAGCAAAGGGGTGGGGGAGCGCCGCAAGCGCCTAAGGCATCGCAGGTAGATGAGATAATCAACTACGTCAAGAAAGCCAAGGGAGCCTATGAGGACGGCAAGAACCTCTACTCCTTGGGGGAGAGTGTCTATAATTACTTCGCCGGGCCAGCCTATAGCCAAGCGTCACAGGCCGCATGGAATCAGGCGGCAGGACAGGCCAGCCAGCAAGCATGGAACGCTGGGGCAGATGTCGCTACAAACGCCTCGCAGGGGGTAGGGAGCGCAGCGGGAGACGCTGGAAGCTCGTCAGCAAGTGGCCCTTCTTCTATGGATGGTAGCTATGCGGCGGCCGTATTCTCAGCCCTAAACTCGGGGCGTCGCTTCATGGGCACCTCCAGGGATGAGCAGAAGGCTTATGAGGCAAGCATGGCAGTGCCTCGCGCGCTAGCCGCTTACTATACCTTCGGTGGAAGCGAGATGCTAGAAGGCTTTGCTCGCAAGCAGTGGGGCGGCACCATGAAGAAATTCGATAAGCTGGCCTCAAACCCACTGGTGAATCCAATCATGGGAGCTAGCAAGCTCTGGACTAGCGACAAGTGGAAAACGGAAGGGAATCGGCTCAAGGGGCTTATCGAAAAGGGGATAGAAATCCCAGAGCAGTTCCGAGCTGCCATGAATCAGACCAGGGGCCGCAAAAAGAGCGAGCTTATCAACCCATACCTCCCTCAAGACTTCAAAGGAGAAACCCCTCAGTACGGCTGGGTGAACAACAAGTTCGCCAACTCCCGCAACGAGTCCGACCTCACCGCTAGAGACATCTGGGGCTACTCGACCTTCTTTGAGAAGTTCGGCAACGACTGGCTCGGGAAGATGAACGAGAAGCAGCGAGAAGCTATCGCCAATAAAGCCCTTCAGCGTGGGGCGGTGCGAGAGCATCACGGCACTGTAGACATTAACTGGACCCCAGAGCTTGAGGCTGACATCGCGGCTATCCGTGGGCCTAACATGATACCTAAGGCGCAGCCAGGGAAGCCGCAACCGACTCAACCTCAAACCCCTCCGACTACTCAGCCCGTACAGGCTGCGAATGTAAACCGCAAAGGAATCTTAGGACGGCTTAGATAGATTATGGCAACACCAAACGGCTACCGATATGTATCCCCTGGGCTCTACCGCTCACCGACTGGGCAGACTATTAGACGTAGCCAGATCCCTCAGACGAAGCCAACTAACGCCCCTGGCACCACGCCAACCGCTCCGACCGCTCCGACCTACAGCACCAGCTTCCAGAAGTATGGTAACGGTAACTACCGAACCTCGACGGGAAGGATCATCGGCGGCAACATAATCGACAACTACACCAAGAAGTTCAACAACGCCGCGACCCGCTTTGCTTCCATGAAGCGAGAGGATGCCGGGTATAACCAGCTTGCTAACAGCCTCAAGAACTTGGGCACTCGCTACGGGTTCGACTACAACAAGGTACTTGGCAAAGGCTGGACGCCATACACGGCCCCAGCTCCCGCAGCACCAGCAGCCCCAGCACCGACAACACCAGTAGAATCAGCACCACCACCAGCAGCGCCGACTATGCCAGACCCAACATTCCAATATCAGCAATCTCCCATGACCGCAGCTCTCCTTGGAGCGATGAAGAATGGGCTTAACACTATGCAAGCCTATGAGCCTAAGTTCTACGAGGGCTCACCGCTCTATCAGTTCCAGAAGCAGCAAGGCTCTAAGGACCTTGAGAAGCTGATGGCAGCACGAGGGCTCACGGGCTCAGGCGCTGAGATTCAGGCTAACAGTGACTTCTTGAGCAAGCTCGGAGCAGACGAGTCGGAGAAGGCTAGACAGTACGCAGAGCAAGCAGCTAATAGACAGCAGCAGTCAATGCAGTTCCTTGCTAACTTCGATAAGGAGGAGCGAGATTCCCAGCTTGCTCAGTGGAACAAGAACACTGACCGACAGATGAGTATGCAGGAGTTCGACTCCAACAGAGCTGACCGGCGTAATGAGTTAGCTACCCAATTCCTCACTAACATCCTTGGGCTTCAAGCTCAGAATCCTATCTCGACCCAAGCTCTCTCGGGGCTCAACGACCAGACGGCGCTCAGCAAGGCGCTCGCTCAAATGATGGGCAGCTTTACTGCTAATAACTACGCTCGTAGCTATGGTGGTGGAGGAGGAACTCCTCCGGTAGCTCCAACCTACGGCAACGCTGAGATCATGAAAACGATGATGGACTACGGCAACCGAGCAGGTAACAACGATCTCCTCGATGGAATCTTCAGAATGTTCTCAGGGAAATAGTCATGGCATCACGAACAAGTATCTATACTAATGCGCTCAAGCTCCCAGACTGGGTAATGGGTGGGGAGTTCGGGGATATCTCGACGATCATGAACAATCGGGATAGGCAGTATGAGACCGTGGCGCAAGCGGAGCAGCAGACTGAAAAGAATCAGTACGACCTTGAGGCTAAGCAGCGCGAGGAGCGTATGCGCGAAATCCTCAATGACCGGATGGGCAATTCTAGGCCAGCAACTATTCGCGATGCGTATCAGCAGATGGCTGATGCTGCGTATGAAGCTGGCGACCCTGAGTCAGCACTAGAGTATGAAGCAAAGAGAGAGGCTTACGACCAGGCACAGCTCGCTAAGAAGAGAGCGGAGTTCTCTGGAGCTATTGGGATTGCAGATAACGCCGGATACGACCGAGTGAACGAACTTTACCCTGGGGTCCTTACGGCTGATGACTACAATCGCAATCAGCGACGGGCGCGAGCATCAACCGAAAAGACATATCCGATGTACAACACGGAGACAAAGAAGATCGACCCGGCGGTTCCGTACAGCGAAGCGATGAAGAGGCAGGAATCAGGTAAGTGGATATTTACCAAAGACCCATCGTTCAATGACGGTGGATTGAATCTGAATATGGGGGCTCCTGAAGAAAGCTCAAGCGGCGGGGGACTGTTTGGGGGCCTTTTCGGCGGGAAGCCGGGGCAAGCTCCTTCTGAGAAGCAGAAGCAGACCGTGGAGGGATTGGCTGAGTCCACACCTGGCAAGGGCGCTGAAAAGACAGTCGGTGCAAAGGCCCCTCCTCAAAGCTCTGCCCCGCCTCGACCGCCGCGACCTGGCATGAAGTGGCAGCAGAATAAAAAGACAGGCGAGTATAGAGAGGTTCCGGCGTGAGTGATTGGGAGGATGTTCCTAGCGGGGAGTGGGAGGACGTTTCCAGTAACCAGTGGGAAGATGTTCCGGCAGATCCGGCACCGCAAGAGTCGGATGACGGCTGGCTGGACTATCTTGGCTCTCTTTCTTCCGCGCTGCCTAAGAAGATTCTTTCGGGGATACTAGACGCAGAGGCCGGGCTTGCAGCGTCAGCAGCAGACCGAAAGAGGAACTACACTGAGGATTTCTATCAAGCCCCTGACGTTCCGCTATCGGCAGACCCTCTTACAATGGCTCGCATGGGCTTCATCCCTGAGCCTAGCCGTCCAGCGGAGGACAGGGCTGTTGTTTCATCTGCCAGAGCTACTGCAAAGGATCTATCTGAAAGTGTAGATCGAGACCTTGGGCTAGACCCCAACGGGCTCCCAAAGCGAGCATTGGACATTACCGGGCAGTTAGCTCCGGCTGTTGGTGCGTCCGTATTGAGCCCTTACCTGATGCCATTCATGATTGGCGGTCAGACATACGCGCAGAAGTATAACGCCCTAGACCAGATGGTTGACGAGAGTGGCCAGCCTCTCCTTACGCCAGAGCAGAAGTCACTCGATGCGGGGCTAAGTGGTGGGCTGGGGGCAGTAGCTTCCCTTGCTCCAATGTCGGTGTTAGGGACAAGTCAAGGCCCCTTCCTTTCTCGGATGGCGCAGGAGTACCTGAAGCAAGCCGCAGTCAATGGCGTAATCAATCCGGTTCAGACGGTTGGTGAGGCGGTAATTGATAGCCAGGTGGCCGGAATCCCAACATCTCCGCAAGAGCTTGCAGACCGTGTGGGCACCTCCGTAGGAGACGCATGGTTGATGGCAGCTCCGTTTGCTCTTGCCGGTGCTACCGGCGCCAGAAGGCCACAGGCTCCTGCTCCAAAGACAGACGCCGACTTTAATCAGACATACATCGAAGGGCCGTATACACGTATCGGACCGCGAAGCGTTATCGATCAAGAGCGACCACGCAGCGTTCTATGGGATAGAAGCTATCTCTCCGAGCGCCCAATGCAGACTGAGATTCCTCTCGCCGATGGCCCTGCCCCTGCTATTGGTGATATTGTCCCAGTTCAAGACCCGTCAATCGTTGGACCGGAGGAGGGATTCTCAGCCCTTGATCCGTTGGCTCAAGCTGTTGACGCGCCCCCCGTCGAAGGAGCCCCGTCGCAAGCGCCCCAAGCGCCAGAGGGGTTCTCAGTCCTTGATCCGCTGAGCAAGGCGGCAGATGATACCGTTCCAGTAGAGGCCCTGCCAGTTCCTCCTGAGCCAGTGTCAGGCTTTAGATCGTTTGATGCGCTCAAGGCTCAAGAGCCGACTAGAACGGAGCCGGTCAAGGCTTCCACAGAGGAGGCCGCATTTGCCGACTCTCCCGCTACGACAGTTCAAAAGGCATCCCAGGGCGATGCAAGGCCAGCGCCTCAGGCAGAAGAGCTCCCGCAAGCCGCGGTGCCAGAGCAAGCGCCTCAAACAGATTCTAGTCCAGCCGTAGACCTGAATACCGTTGAAGTTCCCGTTGCGTCTCTTCAGTTATCAAGAGATGTGCCTCAGTTTAAGAGAGGCGCTAACGCAAGAGGCGTAGTTGAGCCACTACAAGGTAAGTATGATAGACGATCGACTCCTCCGATTGCTGTTTGGCGACGGAAGGATGGAAGGCTTGAGGTAATTTCGGGTCGCCATCGGCTCGATCTCGCACAACGGACCGGCGAAGAGACTATCCCCGCACAGATATACGACGAGTCGGCAGGATTTACCGTTAATGACGCAGTTACCCTGGATGCTGAGATAAACATTCGTGACCAGAGCGCCAAAGTCTATGACATGGCGAACTACTATCGTCGAATCAAAATCGATCCGGCGGAAGCAGAGAAGCGTGGGATGCTTTCCCGCGAAGATCAGCGCATGGGATACGACATTGGAAACAATGCTACCGATGAGACTTTCAAGCTCTACGAGAACGAGAAGCTAAATGATAGGCAAGCGGCCCTTATTGCCAGGACTGCGCCAGGAGATGCGACTCTTCAATCCACTGGGGCAAAGGCCGCACTAAAAGGAGAGCCGCTAGACTACATTCGCGCAAGAATGAGAGTCGCCACTAAAGCGGATAGAGTTCCTGAGCTTGAGCAGACTGAGCTATTCAAGGGAATGGAGTCCGTTGCGCGAGTTGAGAGACTTCAGGATGCTGAGGCTAACGTAATTGTGCGCGAGCAGCGCGCCCTCAGTGAACGCATCAATACAATCAGGGGGGCGGCTAGACGCCCAGAGATAGCCAGACAGGAAGGGCTGCCTCCTGACGACCCCGTTGCGCTTGCCCAACGTGTAAAGGATCTTGAGCTGCAAAGGGCCAAGCTCAACGACATCCATCTCTATCCAGAGCTGCACTCTCAAGTAACCGAGCAAGCTATTAGGGACCTTAATGGCGGCGCTCCTGAAGCGGATGCAGTATCTCGCTCTATCCAGGCTAAGACGGGGAATCTTGAGTTTAGTCCCGAGCGAGCAAACTTTGATCCGTTCTGGTTCATCAATATCTTCCGTCGCGCCGACAATCCTCTTGAGCATGACGGGCTCTCTGACTCAAACAAGGCTTATGGCAGGGGCTTAAAGGCTTTCTGGAACAACCGGCTTCAGTTCATGACCACTACCCTTGCGAAGATGCCTCAGGCCAAGAGGTATATCGAAGCATGGTGGGGGCAGCCGCAGTTTGAGAGTGCAGTTGTCCACGACTTATCCCTCTCCTTGAAGCCCTACACCGAGGGCATCACTAAGGCAGAGAGGCAGACGGTCGATAACTACCTCGCATGGGCGCGAGTGAAGGGCAAAGATGGCTATCGCATCTCCAGACTCGCCGCTGAGAGAGCGGGGCTGACTAGCGCACAGGCTGAGGCAGCGGTAGCGGCTAACAAAACCATGAATGACTCGCTTAATATCCTTGAGCGGCGCGCAATAGAGTCGGCGCATCACGACCACTGGGAGAGATTGCAGAATATAAGCTCAGACGAAGGGAGGGGACGAGCGCAAGCTGACCTAGATGAGCAGATTAAAGAGATTTCGCAGCGTTTCAACGATATGCGCGGCTACAATTACGTTCCGTTCTCCCGATTCGGGAACTCATACGTGAAAGTAGTTAGTCCAGACGGCGAAACTCTCTTCCGAGCGGAGTACGAGAAGAACGACGGTAACTTGCAGCGTGGAAAGGCTCACCTTAGACAGCTCACGAGAGATCCAAACAATCCTTTGTATGGTGGCATCGTCCTCTCGGGCGACAACCCCCCTCCAAAGCTGAGAAAGAGTGATGGCGTACCAGCAGACCTCATCGACCTGATGCACTCTCCGCAAGATGGCACTCCGATCAGAGGTTTCCCTAAGCATCTTCAGAACGCTGCGCTTATTCCCGGCCAATCCGCTGATATGGGCCGCAACATGTCAGAGTACATACTCGGACTTGCCAAGATGGTGTCAATGCAGAAGGCAGACCAGACCGCTAAGCGAGCGATGGTCGAAGATATGCACCCGATTGACGACCGCAACCTCCAAAGGAAGCTCGTTGAGTGGTCCAGCACCTTCACCGATCAAAAGAACTGGAAGTCGGTTCATGATCTATTCAACCTTGGATACATCTGGGGTAACGTAAGGGTCCCGTTCTCGGACCTTATTGGTCGAGCGACGCTCCAGTACCCGCTTCTTGGGAAGTATGCCGGGCCGATCAAATCTCAGGCGATTGCGCTCAAGGGCCTAGCCAAGGAAGCGGCATGGTGGGTCAATCCGAAGGCTGTTGGTGCCGATCTTTCAAGCGCGATAGAGGATGCTCAGCGCAGGGGCATTATCCCAACGTCTACCCATCGAAAGATGGCTAGGATGGCGCAGGGAGAGAAGTCTCTCATCGGGAAGAGTCTGTCTACGGCGTATGACGCTGGTTTCAAGTTCAAGGAACTGACAGAAGCCTCAAGCCGTGTAGGTGCTTTTATATGGGGATGGGAAGCGTTCCCAACATGGGCGAAGGGACAGGGCAAGGGCACTAAGATGACTCGCCAAGAGTTTGCGGAGCAGTTTGTTCGCGAAGGTCAGGCGGTCCCAACTCAACTTGAGCTACCCCCGAACGCAATCTTCAAGTCAGAGCTTGGGCGGCTCTCGACGAAGTTCAGAATGTTCCAGGTGAAGATAGCAAAGACCTTACTAGAGAACGCTGGGAGCCCTGGATTCGTCACTAACTTCGCGCTCGCCACTCTTCTTGCCACTGGCGTTAAGGGGCTGCCTGGGTATAGAGACTTTGCGAACCTTGTCTACGATCCAGAGAAGGATCTTCGTGCGGCTGGGGCTCGGACTGCCGTAATGAACGGATTGCTCTCAGAGAAGATGGGCGTAGACCTTTCGGGTACCGCTGGATTCGGAGAGATTGTCCCAAGTAGCGGCGATGCGATGTCGCGATTCATTCTCGGTGTAGGCGGCGCTCCGTTTCAGCAAGTCGGGAAGTCAATAGACGAGTTCAAGAAGGGGCACCCGCTCAAGGGGGCAGCGTCTCTTCCGTTCATGCCAGGCTACGTAAAGGAGAGTTTCAACGTGGCTGACTGGGCCAGCCGTGGCGTTACCTCAGGCGATGGAACTACGCTTATCCCTAAAGACCAGGTTACTCCTGGCATGGCGTTTCGCAAGTTCCTTGGATGGAATCCTATCGAGGTAGCAAACAAGCAGACTATGTATCGAATGATACGCACCGATGCTAAGTCTAACCCTGACGCGACTATCATGAACAAGAGAATTGGCGAAGCTCGCGCCGCCGGAGATATTGAAGAGGCGAACAAGCTGATTCAGTTAGCCAATCAAGAGGGCATCAAGCTAAGCAAGCGGTCCATCGAGACGGCAGAGGATAAGGCCAGAGGTCAAATCACTGGCATCCCGAAGGATATGGCCGCTGAAGCTCGTCGTATTATGGGCTTGTTCGACTAGGGGAGGCTTTCGAGCCATCTGCGTCTCTCCCGCTTTTTGCGCTCCTCGCGGTCCTCAGAGTCTCGCCAATACTGGTCCTGCCTCATGTTATACATCTCATCGGCCATCTGCTGTTGGGCTTGGACCTCTTTGCGCTGGAGATCCAGCATCTCCTCGCGCTGTTGGTAGGCAAGATCTCGAGCGGCCTCTCTTTCCACGGCGGCCTGGTACTCTTCATAGGATTCGTACTGGGCATGAGCCACCACCGGCACCGCCACCAATACCGCCACCATCGCAATAAACACTCTCATATAGTCTCCTTATAGGCTGCTAGTCCTACCCTCAGGCTACACTTACATGCCCCCTGAAAGCGACAATAAAATAACCCTTAGGACCGCTCTAAGGGAACACGCATGTAATGGACAAGCTCAACGGACACTACGACCTTCACCACTTCAAGGACGCTCAAGAGCAACGGTTTGAGAGCTTAGAGTCAGTGTTAAAGCAAGGGTTCCAGGGTGTTACCGCTGAGCTAAAAGCCCTACGCGAGCAGGGCTATATCCCGGTATCGGTTGTAGAGAAAATGACCGAGCAACAAAAGAACCTGATTCACCCAGTGGTACGCCTCCTCTGTACCGCCCTGGTCCTAGTCCTCCTCTGGTTCACTGGCCTTAAAGCCGCACTCCCCCACATCTTCAACGTACAATGAGCATAGCCCCCCTTATCATTGAGGCATCTACCCAGACCGGCGTTTCCCCAATGCTCCTTGCCGCTGTTATCCACCAAGAGTCAGCCGGGAACCCTTACGCTATCCGGTATGAGCCAGCGTTCTTCAAGCGGTACGTGGAAGATAAGACCCGAAAGACCATGCTTGGCTATGTCCCCACCCGTTGCTCCTTTGAGACGGAAGCTAGGCTGAGAGCGCACTCGTTCGGCCTCATGCAGATAATGGGGCAGGTCCTCCGAGAGAGAGGATTCAAGGCTGAGTTTCTGACAGAAGCAATCGACCCAAAGACTAACCTTAAATGGGGCTCTGAGTTCCTTCAGACGCTCCTCCTCAAGCACCAAGACACTGAAGCCGCGCTCTTGCGGTGGAACGGAGGAGGAAACAAAGCGTATGGGAAAGAAGTCCTGGGCCATATTGATTCTGGCCGTTGTCACTACCTGCTCTCAAGCTAGTGCGGCTCCGGCTCTTAGCTACCTTGGGATGTGCCATAAGACCTGGCCGTGTGAGCGGTCGCTCTCTGCCTTTAAGGGGCAGGGGACCATCCGAACAGGGTGGCTAGAGCACGCATTCGCTGAAGATTGCAGGTGCGCTGACAGGCTCTTAAACGACCCCAGGCCGAAAGAGGTTCGGGTCCATATCGCAAACGGTCCATGCCTTAGAAATCGTCGCTGCGGCCCGTATGAAGTCTTTAGCGGGGAGACTATAGCCTCTGCCAACAGGAAGGTGAAGCGAGGGGATAAGAAGATCCTCGATAAGTTCATCGCGGTAGCCAAGAAGCTGGCTGAGAGGCTAGCCCAAAGCAAGGGGGGGCTTACATGCTACGTTTCCCCGATGCTGGAATCAGACTTAGATGAAGAAGCAAGAACAATCCTTCACAACCTTACACGCAGCGTACTCCCTGGCTGTACTCTCGTCGATAATCCTCATCGCCGTCCTTGCCTACCGAACACTATCTGCGAAAGCCACGGTGCCACGCCAAGAGTTAATAGCCCGTGTATAGCTGACATGGATGGGGCTCCTATTGAGGAGGCGTCGGGGATGAAGTTCCTTCGGGCAACAAGACGATGCGACCTGAGCTTCCTATGGGGGCTAGGGCTTAACTGCAATACGGCGCTTAGTCAGAAGTTCATCGACCCAAGAAAGCGTAACTGCGACAGGCCCAAGAAGTATTACGAGAATCTGGCTAGGTATTTAGGCAGAGTATAACAGGAGACAATAATATGTTTGAGTCAAAGGGTATCAAGCGAACACTCGCTAGCATCCTCGCAGTAGTAGCGGCAGCATCGCCGTTCATTCCAGTCCTTATGCCGTTTCAGCCAGTCCTCGTGGAGCTAGCTGGTGCGCTTGGAGCAGTAGGCTTGGGCCATGCCGCTCTCAAGAAGGTTCTGAAGTAGGCTTAACAGCTAGCTTAATCCAGTCCTCAAGGAAGAGGGTGGCAAGCCAGGGCTTTCCGTTCTTGCGGTGAATAACCACCGGAGTCTTGTCCTTACCGTCCCTTACCGCTTGGCTGATAGCGTCGTGGATGTTTAAGGCCTGAACTCTCTTACACTCGATGTGATAAGAGGACAGTTCCTCGCACACTACGTCGCTATCGCCGTTAGCCCCACAGAATTGCTGACCCCTTCGGGCGGTTAGCCCTAGCTCCTTTAGCCTGTTGGCTAGTTCGCGCTCTCCGGCTGCGCCTTTGGCTCTGCTATTGACCATTAGTTGACCCTTACCATTTTGTCGATTGCAGTCTGAAGGTCACGCACTAATCGCTTGGCCATTTCAGGCGTCATCATGACTGTAGCTGCAAAGTTGTCTAGCTCCTTGAACGCAATCCCAAGATGCTCTCCATACTGCAAGGTAAAGAAGCCAACGGCATCCATTGGAGGAAGAACCTCATCTTTGGGCAGGTTGAAAGCCTTGGCGACTACATCCCTGACCGGCTCCATTAGCTTCTCGCGCTCTTCACTCATACCTGATCCTTCAGCGCCTTAATCTTAGCCGTATCAATCCGTATAACCAGCTCTCTCCCGAATCTCTCAACGCTAAGGTGCTCAAATATCTCAATGGCTATGTTTGCCATGAGCTTGTCGATCTCTGCGCTTAGCTTGTCGATTGCTTGTCTACGAACATCGCTAGTAATGGAGTCAATCTTATGGTCCAAGACTGCCTTGATTGCACTACCGAATGATTCTATCTGGTTGTTCATACTTCCTCCTTCGGCGGCTGGGGTAGGGGCATCCAGTGGGTGACACCCGCACTGGGGACATCTGTCCACTCCATGCTAAACCATTCATATCCAGGTTTGCGACATTCTAAATCGTAGAACCCGATGTTGTGGCCATACGACCTATGAAGAAACAGCACTCCCTTGCGACGCTCCGGCAACCTATCCTTCACCGAGATCCACTGAGGCGCTGCGGCCTGGTAGCCAGCGAGGAAGGCACTTGTACCCAGCGTGGAATTCATCGTTAGTGTGCGCCGACTCGTAGGCATATTCGTGTGCTAATTCTTCAGGTGTTTTGTTTGTCATATCGATTAAGCTACTAACTCCCTCCATGCTGCCTTAACCACTCCTGGTACTTGTCCATTTCCAAGGGCTTTAAGTCTGTTGCTCCTAGCGGCCACCCCATCAGCCACTCGACCCACGTTGGGTTCAGTCTCCCACCACCCGCCGCCTCCGCTATTGCTTCGGGGAGATTGCACCCCCCAATCCTGGCTCGAGCCGCTGCCGCTGCGTGAGGCTGAATCGACCCCTTGTAATCTGCCGCTCTTGGAGTGGGCCATAATCCACAGACGTTCCCTTTTATGCGGGGCTCCCATTCCTTGCGCTGATATACAAGCCCACTCCGCATCGTACCCGCTCTCGGCCAGGTCTTTAAGGATCGTCCCGAAGTAGCCATGCCGGCCGGTGAGGCCGGGGACGTTCTCCAAAAGACACCATTCAGGCTGCACTTTTCTAATGACATCAATGGTGGCTGGCCACATGTTTCGCTCGTCGGCTGCCCCTTTTCGTAGTCCTGCGAGAGAGAATGGCTGACAAGGGAATCCCGCTGTAACGACATCAACCAATCCTCGATACTTTGAGGCGTGGGATATGGCGAATAAGCGGAGATCGGTGAACACCGGAGCAGGGTCAAAGGCTCCATCCCTAATCCTGGCGGCGATGACTTGCTGACAGTAGTCGTCGTATTCAACATATCCAACCGTTCTCCATCCTAACAACTTGGTGCCGTATACGCCGCCACCTGCTCCCGTAAACAAGGACAGCTCTCTCATAACTCCGGCCAATCCGCATAAAACATTACTCCCCCGTGGTCCCAGTCCAGCACCTCTACGGCTACTACGTTCGGGAGCGCGGCTATCTTCTTTGCAAGGTCGGCAGGGGTATCGTCCTCATTAGCTCTAGCCACTGATTCAATGTCAGTGAAGCGCCCTGGTGTGTGGTCGTAATCATCCGGCTCATCCCGCCATACCCTGATCGTGTATCGCGAGAGGCTTATCCGTATCACCGACTCAATCCATCCGTTCATAGTCGCTCCATAAACAGCCTAGACAAAACCCAAGGAGCAACGCTCCCCAGCCAACAAAGACACAAGTCATATAGAATCCCGAACTCTTCGTAATTCATTGAGGTAATTCTTCGCCCGATGTGCATCGGTAGGTTTCACACACTTGATAGCGAACAGTACGAACTTGTGTTTGTGCTTGTACCAAAGCTCAACCCGTTGCTCGTAAGCATCTGCGCTCTCACGCTCACCTCGGTCCCTTGGTCCACGCTTCATCTGTTCAAGTGTGTACTCGATAGCAGATAGAATCCGTCCGTAATGTTCGCTCGTCATTTACTTAACCCTCTTAATCTTGTCGTCGTTCTTAATCCCCTCAATCTTTGCCGAGAGGTTGTCCATGTCACGCAAGATACGAGTCAGGTCTTGGTGTCGTCGCCAATCTTTGACTGCATTAAGCATGTGGTAAGTGCCCCAGAAGCAAAGTGGGAAAGCGATCATTGTTTGCCAGTCCATAAGTGTCCCTTCAAAAGAACCGCTGGTCTTACAAGTGACCTCAAAGGGGCGGTAAACTCCTCGTGTTAATGTGGTACTGCCAAAAAGTAGGGGTGATCTATCGACCTTCAAGGGTGCCCCCACACCCCGACCACTGGCGACTAACTTCCAGCGGAGCGTTTCTCAAGCACTGCGTTCAAATCTTTAGTCGCGCTAGACTGAGGGCGGGTTAGTGCAATCGTTGACGCCATGACAGCCTTGCGAGCTGCCGCAAGAACGTCGCCGAACTTATCCCCCTCATCCACTACCATCGTGACTCCGATGGTTTCTGTTTCGTAATTCCCGAGATTAAACTTCCTCTCGTACACCACCTCTTTGAGCTTCATGTCCCCTCCTAGAAAGGAATCTGGTCGTCAGAGAAAGCGAACGTCACATCCTCAGTCGGTTGAACTGGGGGAGGGGCCTTCTTCTCCTTCACTGGTACCGCTGATTGGATGTTGTTGTAGCCGTTGCTCTGGGTGACAACGAGGTTCCACTCCTTGCCGACAAGCCCACGAACGAACGCCCACATCTTCTCGCTCGACCCTTGGATCTCAGGGGTGAAGGTGCTACCGCAGCACGCCTTGAGGTACTTCACGATCCAGCTAGTGTCAGCGAGTGACGGATTGAAGAACGCCGTGATCTCAGTCTCCTCAGATGGGATACCGTAGACGAAAAGGATCTTGGTCTTTTTCTCCTGCGTTTTCTTATCCGTTACCTGCACCGTCTTAACGTCAGTCAAGACACCGTGGTAAATACCTGCGTCGATTACCTTGCGCTCCTTGCGAGAGCGGCTCACTCCATTAAAGGGATTGTCCATAAGTTTCCTCCATCGTGTTAGTCGCATAGTCGGGTATCGAAATGTCCTCGATACCTTGTGTATATCCAGGCCATGAGTCGGTGCGCTTGCACTCGGCATATAGTCGGAGCAGTCGGTCGTTCTCTTGTCTGGATAGCTGTATTGTTTTGTCGTCGAGGCGATATAAGGCAACGCAATATGGTCGGTCCTTTTCCACCGCTACGAACACAAAGTGTTTTGCGTCTTCGCCGTTAGCTCTTAACGCCTCTAGGTAGTAAGCCGCTTGCAAGTGATACCCGTAGGCGAATAGCTTGCGGGGGAACCCTGAAGGAGATGCGTCCTGCGTGGTCTTAACGTCGATAACGATTCCCAACTCTGGGTTGTATGCATCAACACGAGCCTTGCATTTGATTCCCGTCTCTTCGTGAGTCCAGTCGAGAGTCACCTCAGTCATGGCTCCATCAAGCAGGTAGTTTGCGTGTGGGTTGCTTCTCACGCTGGTCGCTACATCGAGCGCCATGTTGAAGTCATCCGGTTTGAGGATGGTCTTGCCGGGGTTCTGAGATACTAGCTCTGCGTACGCCTCGCGGCCCTTAGTAGTACGACGGTCGATCTCAGGGAGACACAAGAACTCATCGTTGAATTTGAACGCCTCTAGTATCGCCGTGTGGATAGCTCGACCAATTTTTAGGGCGTCGGTATCAGGGCGCGCGTAATCTAGTGCATGCTTAAACTTAAACGGCACCTTCATGAGCTTCAGCATTGAGCTGTTCATGCCCTCAAGGTTGCGGTAGTCCTCAAACGAAACATCTTTCCTTAGCATATCTCACACCACGGACAGTTAGGCGTTTTCAATTCGGTATCCTCAGGCGCATGAACCGGGCCACACGTCGCGCAAGTAACTAGCTTGGTGAAGCGGGGAGGGACGATGCTCTGTTCGCACATCAGCTTCTCACCCAGCCGCTCAACCAACACCGCTCGCTGCTCATCGGGGATGTCTAGCTTCAGCTCCTCAACCTCAGCGGTGATAATGTTCCGGGCCATATCGGTAGCCACCTCCCACGCCTCTGCGCGTCGTCGCTTCCCTGCATCAATCAACTTCTTCATGCTTGCGCCCTTGAACCCTTCGACCCGAGCCCGTAACCAGAGGCCATCCTCTGACTCTTTGAACTCACGCCACTCCTCAGCCGTCATCACCCCAGAGAGGTGGTTAAATACCTCTAGTGCATCCATTGAACTGGCTCCTCCTCGCGCTGAAGTCTCTTCTCTGACTGGTCCACCATGATCTCGCACTGGCGGCGGGTACCTACGAACACCACTACCCAGTCGAACATATCGTTAGGCTTGTGCCAGAAGCGTCGAGCGTTTGCGGTCACTGCACTTGCAAGCTCCTGAATATGGAAAGCCTTCTGGCTCTGTGAAAATTCAACTACCCAATCCTTTCTCTTAATCTTCATGACCTACCTCCCACTTGTCCCAGGCGTACTGCACTTCTCGGTAACTGAGTCCCAACTGTTTCGCGACATCGCGCCGTGTCAGCCCCTCGTCCTTCATCTGTTGAATGGTCCGGTGCTGCGTATCTTCCAGCGGTCGCCAGCTCCAACGACTCACACCGTCGTCACCTTCCAGGTACTCAACGTGCAGGGGTAGGGCGTCGCACTTCTTAACGTCTCGGGTCTTGCGGTAGTGAAGCTCGAACTCTGTCCCTCTCACTGGTCGCATGACGGCAGGGGCGCGAAGCTCAATGCTGGTGTCCAGCCAGTTCTCTTTGATAGAGGTCCCGAGCTGTAAGCCTGACTTGCCAGTGTGGTGGACCATGATGACCGTTCGGCCCGTGTCCCGGAGGGCAAAGAGCCAGGGGATTATGCGCTCCCACTGACGCACATCATTGTCGCGACCATCTATGGGGAAGATTGAGGAGAGCAGGTTATCAATGACGATGACCTCCGCATCCTTAATCTGTTGGTTGTACTTCTTCTGGTCCTTAGGGTCAGAGATGTTCCAAAGTCTCCCCCCGCAGTGGTCCTTTGAGAGCACCCGGAAGTAGTCGCCGCGAGGAGAGAAGGGGGCCTCAGCCTGAATCATCTTCAGCCGCTTCTTCATCGTACTAATGCCCAGCTCGCCGTCTATGTAGAGCACCTTCGATGGGCGGTGGCAGGTATGGTTGAGGAACTTCCCACCCGTTGAGATAGTCCACACCAGTTTCATAACCTTGTGGGTCTTGCCTAACCCTGTCGGGGCGACAACCATCACTAGGTTGTGGGTACAGATAGCCGGTCCCCATAGCTGGTTGGGTTCAACCGTCTCGGTGTCGAGTATCTGGTTCAGGTTCTGAGATAGGTCTGGGAGCTGGTTCATCGACGAGCCCCCTGCTGGTTGGCCCGGTCAATAACCCAGGGCTTATAGTACCCAGCGCCATGCTGCGGATGCTCGGCGAACTCATAGCCGTCCGACACCTTCATCCGGTGCCAGTTCATGAGCGTCTTGTAGTGACACTTGTATTTCTTCCAGCGGCTCGGCCACTGTTCGGCGTAGTCCTCAGCCCTCTCGCAGAGATGAAAGGCACACGCCTCACCTAGCTTCTCAAGGAACTGAGCCCACTGTTGGGCGGTCATTCGGATAGCGCCCGGCTCCTCAGGGAAGGGAACGCTTATCTTCTCTAGGGTATCTTTCTCGGTCATTTGCTAGTCCTTTGTAGGGAGCTAGCAGTTCCTAATTATAGGACGGTAAGTGACCGAAACCTGGGATATTAATCCAAAAATGTCCCGATAAGTAAAGCTATCGCTGGGACGCTGGACGAATACTGGTATTTGCGGTCGCTGCTTGTCCGAAAATTATTTCCACCCCAATTAAGGGGGAAGAAACTGACTGCTAGCTACACGTTAAAACAGATACAGCCTTAACGAGGATGACCTTATCAGATCTTACGATTCGCACAACCCATTATTTTGCTATGGGCCTAGTCGTATGAAAGTTTTTTAGATGGAGATTCTTCAATCTCAAATCGCCGCCGATCGTAGCGTTCCACCATGGCAACACTGGCGTGGCGTGATAGCTCCTGCACCTCGCGGTGATTCATTCCCTGCTTGAGTAGCTGGGTGATAGCTGTCACACGGGCGCAGTGAGGGGAGTAGTCAGGGTTTAGCTTGAAGCGAGCAAGGTATTCTTTGAATAGACGGTAGACGAACTTCTCTCCCATCGGTTCCTCTCTTCGATGAAGGTAACGAACGAACAGGAGATCCCGATCCCCCTTACCCTCGTGGATGCGCCGCTCTTTGAACGCTAGTATCTCCTCGGCCACCCAGTCAGGTAGCGCCACCTTCTGTATGTTCTGGCTCTTGGTCTTGCGGAGTCTCAGGTAGGTGCTTCCCTTGTTCGTGTTGATGACGTCCGATAACGTTACATCGACTAACTCAGAACGACGGAGCGCGGCACCGAACATGAGGTGAAAGATGGCCCGGTCTCTGTAGTGTTCAGGGTCGAGAGGGGAGAAGGTCAGAAACTTCTTTACCTCGTGCGGCTCCATCCCCTCGTTGCGTCGCCTCTCCCCGCTTTTGAATCGCTTCATCTCCAGGCATACAGCGTGGAAAGGGTTACTCTCCACTAGCCCGTGAGCGATGAGCGCATCGTAAGAAGCCTTCAGCACCCCCGCCTTGTGCTTAACTGTCGCCATGCTGACACACCCGTCGGGGCTGGCATCGCTCGCTCTCCCTTGCTGGGCTGGCCGCTGTCGGCAATCGTTGATGAACGCTTGAGCATCCTTGTGGCTGGCCTTCTTCCAGAGCTTCCCGCTTGCGGTCTTGGTGAGGGATTGCCCTAAGAAAAGTGACCACTCCTCAGCGATACGGAGGTACACGCGCCTTGTATTTTCAGGCCTTATCTCTAGCCAAAGATTCAGCGCGATTAGAACATCGCTCGCAGACTCAACGACTTCAGCTTCTTGCGGTGCGCGCAGGTGGATTATCTTGGCCATAAATATTGCCCTATATACAGCCAAGGCGTAACATTATGGTTACACCTTAGGGTGTCCTTTCGATTGCTAGTCGGTAGGTGGGGGGTAGGACCAAAAGTCCCGCCCCCCTTTCTTTTTGTGGCGACCTATCTCACCACTCGACCTGTATCACTATGTGACACACGTCATGGACGGCTGACCCTTTTACTAGGTTTGGCCACGATGTCCATCCCCGGATTATCCGCCACTAAATCAGCCATGTACTCAGCCATCGCGCTTGTAGCCCCTATTGCGTACTCACAACGATAACCAGCGGTGGTACAGGTCAGAGTGAATAGGAACTTCTGCGCTCCTAACATCAAGAGTAGGAACGTGATCGGAATCCCCACTAACGCAGCGGTTTGGTAGTACCAGCGAAAAAAAGTTTTCATGCTTGTCATGTATAGTCCTCCTTATTTTGTCGCTGCCGATCCTTGGGTTAGTCGCTGCCAGAAGCCAACACGCTGCACCCTTGCCTGTTCCTGCTCGTGCCTTGCTTCCCAGTATGCTGAGTTTCCGTTTGCGTCTTGCGTCTTGGCGTTAGTCACCATGCCATTGATTGAATCGTGGTAAGCCCTGATAGCTTCCTCGTTTCCGATCATGACGAACGTGTCAGAGGAGGGGAGTAGCACCCCGCACCCAGTCGCTCCCGATCCTAAGGTTAGAAAAGTAACCGCTAAAATTATCCGTCTCATATCTTCCTATTCATAAACGCTAGTCAGTTAAGTCGAGCAAACTGCACTCGATACAGCGCCCCCGATCCTCGGTGACGCTGGCGCGAATGTTCTGCTAGAACTGGGGCTCGTGCTTTCCGATCAGTTTCCACAAGACCCGGCGCACATCAGGAGCCGCGACCCCTTCGGTACATCGCGCTTCCATCCACCGCCCGAGAGTCACGACGTACACCCGATAGGTATCTTTCACCTTGCGAATGACTACGATCCCTTCGGTCGTCACGTCATTCATCAGGTTGAAGATGAGCCCATCCGATAACGCCTCCACCCTTGCGGCCCGTAGCTTGCTGAGTCCTGAGTCGCTGCCGATCAAGTCTATAATCTCTTGCGCGACCGCTGTTGGGTCGTCCTTTCTCCTTGTCATCTTGCTAGTCTCCAGTTGCGGGTAAACATCACCCGAGGGAGGACCCCTAACGAGCGGCCCTCCATCCGGTCTAGTGTACTCGCGGCGACATGATCCCCTTCAGTACCAGGTCCATCCCCTCGCGGGTGAGCTTGTCGCGCTCCTCCTCGGAGAGGTCGGGGTGCATCTCGTAAACAGCTAGGGCCATCCGATCCCAGATACGCATGAGGCGTTCTAGTGCTTGCGCGAAGTCGTCCTTCTTGGTCGTGTCCATCGTGTCCTCCTTTCATTGGTTAAATTGCAGGGGGCTAGGGTCGCCCCCGATCGTGGGGTTAGTTCGTGCGGTAGATGTAGAACTCGCCTACCTCGTTCTCCTCGCCGTCATAGCGAGAGATGAAGTGACCACGCCCATCCGCTGAGATAGCGTCAGAGATGAAGTGATCCATGTCCTTAATGAGGGCCTCAATGATAGGGTTCGCCGACTCGCACAGCTCGCCCTGCATCTTCTGAAGGGACTTCACGCACTCATCCGACCAGCCGTTAGTGCTATGAGAGGCGATGAACTCAGCGCGGAAAGCCCAAAGGGACTCCCGAATCTCTTGCTCGGCTTTCTCATCGGCCTCGTCGTCAGTGAGTACCAGATACTCCCCCCCGCAAGCCTCGAAAGCGTTGTCGTCGTAGCGAGATTCTGACACCTCATCGATCTCACACCCAAGGTGCTTAGCGAGAGCGGCGATCCGTTGCTCGGTTGTGGTGTCGGTGCTAGGTTGTGCGGAACTATTCATGATACCTCCCAATAGGTATTGTGGTTAGACGTGCCCTTGCCTGGTGTTACAGCACCTTGCAGGGGTTTTACTTTTCGGGTTACTCACCCAGTGACCACCCCGCGCAGGGATGGTCGAGCGTGAGTCGCTTCCGATCCTAGGGTTACTTCCCCCAGATCCAATCTGCAACGGTATCAACGGCTATCGAGAACATCCCCAGCCAGGTACCCCAGAACAGGCCGTTGATCGCGTAGTCGAGATAAAGGGCTTGTGTTGGTGTCATGGTTAGGCCTCCCGAACGATAAACGTGAACGTGAGACAATCAGCCCCCTGGGACCAAAGGAACTCGGGCTCCTCAGAACAGTCAAGGCAAGCGCCCAGCCCTTTGCGAGAGAGAAACCGTTCGATCTCCTCTTGCTCCTTATCAAACAATCCGCTTGCGTCTCCGTTGATCAAGTAACTCGCCCAGTACATCGGGAGCTTGTATTCCTCAGTTTTCATAGTGTCCCCTTGTTAGTTAGTCGTTTTGCTAGTCGGTACCCTCACAACGTGAAGGCCCTATCGCGTACCCCCTTGGAGGTACGCTGTAGGTGCTAGCTGTTTAGCTCGTTGATAGCCTTGCGTGCGGCACTGTAAAGCGTCGTCGAGATGCGTTCCCAGTATTCATCAGCTTTCGCCCTGATATGGTTAGCATCGAACGCCGCTCGTGCACGTATATCCGCGCTTTCCTCTTTAGCCTTGGCGATGATCTCGTCGGCCTTCTTTCGAGCGTTGTCTAGGGTCGAGACGCTTGGTTCAATGTCGGATTGAATCATTGATTCAACCTCAGCCGCGACAGATTGAAGCCAGCCAGCCAGGTAGCTGTTAGCCCCTAAGCGGTCGATGGTTTCATGAAGGATTGCGATCTCTTGTTGCTTTGTCATGGTGGTAGTCTCCGTTGCTAGTCGATAATCGTTGCGATCCACTCGGTGCCCTGGAATATATCCACACCTGCCGCCGTCTCCCCGAGTCGCCGATAGTAGGCGCGCATCTCTCGGATTGCGTCCTCAAGGGTTTCAAACTCAGCCGGTTCGCCGTGCCAGGTTTCGATGACGTTGCCGCCGTTGTCTGCCGTGAATGGGGTCATGTTGTCTCCGTTGTCGGTGCTAGTCAGTGATAGTCAACATTCATTGCCTATGATTCGCAGTATTCGGTCAAAGATGCATGATAGTCAACCGGCTTTTACGTCAATATCGGTTTACGTTGCGCGAGTTATGACGTAAGCTAGAGTGATGACAGTGAAAACCGTTATAAAAAAAATTTTACAAACAACGGGCTGGAGTCAGTACAGACTAGCCAAGGAAGCCGGGATCTCACGTCAGATGGTGAGCAAGTGGTGCTCGAAAGGTGGTGAGTCAATTCGCCTTGACCAACTGACAGCGATCAAGCGCGCGAGCGGAATCACGTGGAAGGCACTCGGTGAGTTGATCGAGGAGCAGGTTGACAGCGACAGTGACTAGGCTCCACGCTGATTGAATGACAGACAGCATTGAAGGCGTAGTGCTCACGCCGATGAAGAAGAAGGCAGGACGACCCAAGGGCGTAAAGAGGGCAGCGTCAAAGCTCACGCAAGGGGAGCTTGCAACGGTCGTCCTAGACTATGCGAGAGGGATGCAACAGGGCGAGATAGCCCGAAAGATGGGTGTGAGTGATTCCGCCGTTTCCCTCATTCTCGATAAATTCAAGCCAGCGTTCGCTGAGTTGCACAATGTTGAGGAATATCGCAAGGCTAAAGCGGACATCTTGGATAGTGTGCAATTGCAGACTCTCAAATCCATGTCCGACCCGGAGAAGCAAGCTAGCGCGAACCTCGGGCACCTTGCGAACGCATTCGATGTACTCAACAAACATGCACGCCTCGAGCGCGGATTGAGCACGCAGAATGTCGCCACGCAGTCAGTAAGCATCACGCTTACCCCCGGCGAATACAGCGAACCGACCTAGGCGATAATTACAATTATCAGACAAAAGGGTTTAACCCCCTGGAATCGTTGTGCCCCCTTGCAGGGTATTCACGTTCCCATGCCTATACACCAGGCCGACACCATACCCATGCCCGTGTTCTCCCCCATTGTGTAGGTGAGTAGGTGCGCCGGTGATATGTAGGTGAGCAGGTGGCCAGGCAGGTACCAGGGTGGGGGGGAGTGGGGGCCGGGGGCTTTGTCACTCATCCTCTCTAGTTAATTAAGACCCATCCGTGGTTGCGCTCTATTTTCTAAGGGCGCTTCTTCACCCCTCTCACCCACACCCCAGGCTCATGTGGCTCGCCCAGTTCCTCCCTCAGTCGCTTCACCGCAGTGTTTACCTTCCACCCCACCCATTTCCCTCGGCGCGTTTTGTTAGGAACACCGCGAGCGTTAAACATCTGGGCGATGGCCTTGAAGTGTATCCCCATGTCATGCAGCGCCTTAGCGACGTATTGCCAGTATCTCTCTTGCGGGTTGTCCACGATGCGCTTGTCGGCATCTGCCATTTTGCCATAGGGGAGTTGTCCTCCGACGCGATAGCCCTGGGCTCGTCTAGCGTGGAGCTTAGCTTTGATTAAGTCTCTGACTGCCCAGTAGCCATTCTCCCCGTGGGCCTTAGGGTGGCAGTAGTCGCAGAGTGGAACGGTGCGTGTGCCGCCAAGGGATTGGGGAATGACGTGGTGGTTATGGGTCGCGGGTTTCTTGCACTCAAAGCATCTCGCCATGAGGAGAGAGTTTACAGTGGGTGAGGGGAATGGCGGTAAGGGAATCGAGTCTTTTTATCGAGCCAGTGTTTTAGCTGATCAGATTACAGGGGGTATAGGGAATAAATAGTGCGACACCTGTTGTTTGCATCTACGCCACTCTCGGCCAATGGCAATCGCGAATTTGTCTGGATGTCGCTTGCACCACTTCCTGAATTTGATTCGCTTCCGTCTTGGACTCGTCATTGAGGTACCGTTTGATCTGATCAGATTCCAGCGACTCTCTATGCCTACTCTCTGCTCTTCTTCTACTTCTAGCTACTTCTCTACTCTACTCTAGCTAGATCTCTACCAGACGCATCATCTCTTGGGCTCTAGGGGTGTCCATCTAGGAAAGTGCATAGTTTGGGATCACCGTTCTCAGCGTGGAGAACAGTGAGCAAACTATGCAGAAAAAACGCTCCATCTGAGGTTTCTACGATGTCGAGCCTTCTTGCGAAGGTAGGTCGGTTAGAGTCCTTACCCGTTTAGTCTCTGTCTGGTCGCCCTAGTCCTAGCCTCTGGGAGAACTAATGTTTCAAGTCTCTGGCCGCTTCTAAGCCTTTCGCCTTAGGAGCTGTCTACCCGTTACCGGATAGACTCAGGGGGGTTCACTAACTCAAGTATCCTGCGCTACATCGCCAACACAGGTACTTCGTGGGTCGCCAAAAAAGTTAAAGCGTTGCCATGAGTGGTTCGTCACCAGTCACCCTGGACCTTACGGTATCCAGGCACTCGCTGTAGTAGTTGGGAGCTAACCTCATTGACTACCCGCCATGAGGATCAAAGCTAAGGCGATTCTACTTCAGCACTAAAATCCCCGTCCACTAAAAACATCACTTTCTTTGCCGGTACTTTTGCCGGTGCTTGGTAGTATTCGGTCAAAGATGAAATACACCGAAGGGCAAGTGTCGATAGAGCAGATGTTTCCGATTCTTTCTGGGGAGTGGGACAGGAAGCAGCCGGAGTTAAAGCTCTGGGCGGTTTGTTTGTCTCAGGCGATAGCGGGTGCCGTTGGGCTGATACGGTGCAACGACCTCAAATACTGGTACCGGGACGACCGCTATTGGTTATTCCGCGACAAGAGGAACTGCCCTGGTAGCTGCCAGTGGATCTGCGATGTGCTGGAGATTGACAGGAAGGAGCTACTTACCTTCGTATGGAAGAATAGGCATGTGTTGAGGAAGAGTCCTTACCGCCTTCGGAGTCTTAATTGAGCGACGAGCAGAAACCTGACCTTGAGATAGACGGCATCAAGTGGACCCGGATACCTGGTGTGAAGTATGGCCACGACTTCTGCCGCTATCTGGCTGACGCTCAAAAGGTCGGGATGACCAATGAGGCGGCGTTAGCTGAGATGTTCAAGGCTAACCTTTGGTTCCTAGTCTACTTCGGGATGCGCGTTTCTATCGCCAATAACCCCTGGTGGATTGAGCGGTGTAGAGAGATTCAGAACGGACCACGCTCCCATACCCTTGACCTCTGGGCGAGAGAACATGGAAAGAGCAGCCTTATTACCACCGCTAAGACCATTCAGGACATTCTGATTAACCCTGAGGAGCGAGTGGGGATCTTCTCATTCTCCCGTCCTGCGGCCTTGGCCTTCCTCCGGTCCATCAAGTCTATCTTTGAGAACTCAGCTCTCCTGAAGGCTTGCTTCCCCAACATCCTCTACGCTGACCCCCGGAGTGAAGCTGAGAAGTGGTCGGAGACTGACGGGCTTATCGTGAAGCGCAAGGGCTTCTATAAAGAGGCGACGGTGGAGGCTTGGGGGTTGGTTGAGGGTAGCCCGGTCGGTAAGCACTTTAGTCTTCGAGTCTATGACGACATTGAGGTGCCCGACTTGGTGAACAGCCCTGAGATGATGGAAAAGCTAAAAGACGCTTTCGACATGTCTCAGAACCTCGGAACCATCGACGGTGCCCACCGGGTTATCGGGACGACGTATCACCATGAGGGATTGCTCAATACCCTTCGGCACAAGAAGACCAACGACGGTCGGCTTATCTATACCTCTCGTGTTCGACCTGCGACGGTAGACGGCACACCTAACGGGGTGAGTGCTTACTTGCCTGAGGAGCGGTTAGCGGAGCTAAGGGTGAACCGGCAGATGTTTTACTCTCAGCAGCTATTGGACCCAACGCCTCAGGGTACTCAGAAACTAGACCCATCCCTCTTGGTTGAGTGCTCACCGGCTGACCTGCCTAAGAACCTGTTCAAGTTCATGACGGTTGACCCTGCGGGAGAGCGCAAGAGCGACAAGCGCCAGGGGGATAGCTGGGCCTTGATAGTCTGCGGGATTGAGCCGTTTCGAGATGACGTTGGAGCGAGCAGGGTATTCATCCTCGACATGATGGTTGAGCCGATGACTGAGGCTGAAGCCTTGGACAATGTTGTGCGTATGTATCTCCGTAACGGGATGATTCGGCAGCTTGGCATTGAGAAGGTCGGTATTAGTACCGCTGAAATCCATATTGCGAAGCACTTACATGCCCGTGGCAAAGCCATTAGTGTTGAAAATGGAGGGTTGGTAGTTCTTAGACCCGCCGGAAGAAATAAGAAGACGCGCATTGAGGCCGCATTACAGTGGCCTTTGTTACACGGAAAGCTGCATTTGTGCACGTCAGTTCCATCAGCCTATCGAGAAAGACTCAAGTTGGAGATGCAACGTCATCCGTTTTTTCATGATGATTCGCTGGATGCGTTGGCCTACCAGTATGATCTCTTCCGTGATTTTCGATTCGGCAAGGTTGTTACCCCAGAGCAGCAGAGCGAGTGGGATAAAGCATTTGAGGCTCAGTCTCGCAAAGGCAAACCTAACTCCTGGCTATACGTATGAAGTCGCTTAAAAAGCTCTCTAGGTTCGGCATGGGGCGAGCAGCCCACCACCATATCGTTTACATCAACGAGGAGACTGGCCTTGGCCTTTGTTCCACTGATGCTGGGCATACCCACGAGATAGTGTTTCAACCACCAACGGAGCCTCAGCTTGATGAGATGGGGAACGAGATAGCCCCAGGCGCACCTGGACAGTGGATGGTCGCCCCGGCCTTGGATGGCCATACCCACGCAATCGAAGAGTACGTAGTTCGGGCAAGCAAAAAAAAAGAAGATGATGCTCAGGTTCTTGCAGAAGTACAGGAACTCTTTAAGACAGGGAGGGAGCTTGAAAGGGACAGCCTCAAGTCCGCGCAGGAAGCGGAAGACATGTATGCTGGTAAGCATTGGGACGAGAGTGAGAAGAGCCGTCTCGAAAGCCTTAGCCGAGCTGCGGTCACGATTAACAAGATAGAGAAGAACGTCGATCAGATTACTGGTATGCAACGCGCCGAGCGAACGGACATTCGCTATGTGCCGCAGGAAGGGGGTGATCAAAAAGTCGCGGACCTGTTGAACGTCGCTACTAAGCATATCTTAAACCGTTGCTTCTTCACCCGAGAGGAGAGCCTAGCGTTTGAGGATGCGGTCATCACTGGCCGAGGGTTGCTCAACGTGTATGTGAAGTTCGATAACGACCTCCGAGGGGAGATCGTTGTAGAGAAGTTCCCTTACCTCGATGTGGTGTTTGGGCCGCATGAGAAGATAGACCTTTCGGATTGCGAGTACCTGATTAAGCACCGCTGGCTTAGCCGCGCTAAGGTTGAGCAGCTCTGGCCCGATAAGGCAGAAGATATTCAGAAAGACTTTGCCGATTACGTTGTAGACCCTAAGTCGAGCGTTCAATACGCCTACGACAACTACTCGCATGGCCAACCAATCCAGACGGTAGGAGAGGACCCCCTCGTTAATATCTCCCGCAAGGAGTACCGAGTCCTTGAGTGCTGGCGAAAGATGTACGAGAAGGCTTCCGTTGCAGCAAATGCAGCAGAGGATTTCTACTTCAACGCGTACGGCTGGGAGGCTAAAGACCTCCGGGCTATCCGCACTATCCCTGGCTTCTACCTGGTAGAGCAGAACATCACCAAGATCCGAGTCACTAAGGTGGCTGGCGGGGTGGTGTTGTCTGATGAGAGCCCTGCCGACCTTCCGGCTGATGACTTCTTCGTTCTCCCGATTTACGCCAAGAAGCGTGGCTATAAGTTCTGGGGCAAGGTTGAGTCGAGCAAAGATGCTCAGATGTATATCAACAAGAACTACTCAGCGGCCTTAGACGTTATCAACAAGGTAGCGGCTTACGGCTGGTTCATTGATAGCTCTACGTTCCCTGACAACGAGAAAGAGAAGTTCAAGAAGATTAGCACAAGCCCTGGATGGGTTATTGAGCTGAACGACGTTACCCGGCCACCTTCCCGTGTCGATGGCGTTAAGTTCCCTGGTGAGCTGATTCAGATGATGCAGGTTGGAGAGCAGCAGGTTCTCGACCAGATGAACGTTATCATCAACCCTAACGGCGCGAACGAGTCGGGCAATCTCTTTGCTCAACGCCGCAACCAGAAGCTCATGGGTAGCGAGTACCTGTTTGATAACCTTGCCTTTGCTAAGCAGAAGCTCGGGCGTCTCTTGGTTAAGCTCATTCAGCGGTACTACACCCCTGACAGAATCCTGCGCATCGTTCGTAACGCTAACTCGAAAGCCCCTGTAGACGTAGCAGGACAGCCGCTCGATGAGTTCTCCGATGAGGACATTCTCACTTTGCTCAACACGGCAGAGCTTGAGTACTACGACGTAGAGGTAACTGAATCCAACTGGTCGCCGTCGATGAGACTCAGCACGTTCATGCTCCTTAGCGAGATGGCACAAGCTGGTCAACCGATACCGCCTGAAGCTCTCCTTGAGTTCGCCGACATGCCTGACAGCACGAAGCAGAAGCTCATGGAAATGCTGAGCCAGCAGGGACAAGCGCAAGCGAGCGCAGAACAAGCGAAGGCTGATGCTGAGATCCAAAAGACTCTCATCGCGCAGGGGCAGATTCCCCCTGAAGTAGCACAAAGATTTCTCCAAGCACCGCAACAACAAGATTTACCCCCGAATGAGGCCAATCAAGGTCCGGGGATAATGTAGGGTGATGGATGGAAAGTAGTGACGTAACCACAGCAGAAGATACTCAAGAGGGAACGAGTCCTGAGTACGTGGACCTGCCGGATGCGACTGATGAAGATATTTCTGCGTTCCTTGAGAACTCAGAGCGGTCAGATTCAGTAGCGCCAGTAGCTCCGCAGCAAACGGACCCCGCGCAACAACAAACTAAAGCTGAGCCTCCGCAGGAAGAGCCAGAGGTCGAGCAGGAGACAGTCTCCAAGCAAGACTTTGAAGCTATGAAGCGGAAGCTCGAAGGACAGGAACTCCTAATTAAGCGTCGTACAAGCGAGATAGGGGAGATTAAGAGACAGCTTCAGCAGTTCATACAGAACACCGCTCAGAACCTCGACGAAAAGTTCTACGAGTCACCGACTCAAGCCTTGCAACAAGCGAGACAACTTGAGATGGCTCAACAGAAACTCAAAGAGGCAGAAGCGGAGGAGCAGTCCCTTACGAACGCGCATCAGGCGCAAGTTCTATTAGCACATCACGTTGGCGGGGATATTGATATTGAGGCTATCGGAGAGTCTTTGCGCTCTGACGGTATGCCACCGGAGTTCGTTGAGCAGTTTCAGCGAAACCCATATCAGGCCGCGCTTCCCGAAACACTAATTCAACTTGCCAAAAGAGCAACCGCTGAGAAGCAGGTCCGGCAAATGCAGGAAGCCTTACAGCAGCTTGTTCCCTACACACAGAAGCTCTTGGAGGAGCGCAAGCAACTCCCACAGCACGTGTTGAAGAATGTAAGTTCAGCTCTCCGTCAGGCACCCCAGGTAACTGGTTCTGCGGGTGGTACTGGACAGCTAGGTGGAAACCGAGCTGTTGATCCGTCTTTGATGAGCGATGCAGAGTTAGCGGAGTTCCTGAAAAGTTAATACTTTTTAGGGATTGAACAATGTCAAAAACGTCGTTCAGCACTTCTGATGCCTTAACCAAGAAGGCATGGGAAGAGAAATTATTTCGCGACTCTGTAAAGGAGTCTTATTTTAGCAAGTTCGTTAGCTCAGGCGCGGACTCAATCGTAACCGAGAAAACCCAGCTCTCCAAGGATAAGGGCGACGAGGTAACGATTGGTATTCGCATGAAGCTCAGTGGCGCTGGTGTTACTGAAGGACAGGTTCTTGAGGGGAATGAGGAAAAGCTCAGCACCTACTCGATGAAGCTGGCCCTCAAACAGTATCGACATGCGGTTCGTGATGACGGATTTTTAAGCCGCAAGCGAGCTATGTTCGATATTTCGGCTGAGTCTGAGGCTGCACTGAAAGACTGGATGTCAGAGAAGGTTGACCAACTTCATTTCGACGAACTCGGAATTGGCGCTGGCTCGACTGCAAACCCATCGAAGATCTTCTACAAGACCTCCGCTGGAACACTTGCAACTGGCACCGCTGCAACCGCTAAGTCCGCTCTTACGGCGGCTGATTCTAAGCTCACGCTTAACATGATCAGCTTCCTCAAGACTTGGGCTTTGACTGGTGGCAATCGGTCGTACATTCCAATTCGTCCAGTGAAGGTAGAGGGCAAGCCTTACTTTGTGCTTCTTACTCACCCTGATGCCGTTTACGACCTCCGAGCTAGCTCAGAGTTCCAACAGGCTATGCGTGAAGCCGAAGTCAGGGGTAAGACCAACCCTCTTTTCGAAAATTCAACGGCAGTGTGGGATGGCGTGATCGTGCATGTGCATGAGAACGCGGCTGTAGCTACTGACGCTGGAGCAGGGTCGAACGTACCGTGGGTTAAGTCTGTTCTCCTTGGCGCACAAGCTCTTTGCTGGGCTTGGGGTAAGCGTCCTGAGGTGGTTCAGAAGACCTTCGATTATGACAATGAGGAAGGGTACGCAATCGGTAGCTACATGCCGCTCGCCGCTTAGTCGGGAGAAAAACTGGGGAAAATCGGTGAACCCTGAAATGGGAATACCGAGGTAAGCGAGGGAAGTAACGAACCCCCGCCACCGTAACGCGTAGGAGATGAAACCGGAAACGGAATATAAGCTCCCAAGAGTCCCCGGCAGTCGAAAGGCTGAAAATGTACGCTGAACTTACTGGAATACAACGGTAAGAAGCAGAGGATAAAAAGCCCCTGCGGTAACAAAATTGATGGTTGCTGGCGTTAAGAAGTCTGTATTCAACTCGCTTGATTACGGCTCACTTGGCGTTTACCTCTCTCGTACTAATGTTTCTGGAAGCTAATAGGAGGATACAGACATGGCTACTTTTGAAAGTTCTAAGGCTGTTTCCACTGTTCAGGCTCGTGGAGGCATCGACATCACCAGCGTAACGGCTGAGTTCTCTATCCCAACCGGCTTCGCTACTAGCGACGTGGTTAGGATGGTGAAGGTTCCTAAGGACGCTACGATCCAAGAAGTAATTCTTAGCTCGTCGGCTGGCGTAGGCGCTACAGCTAACCTTTCGCTTGGTGACTCTGGCAGTTCGGCTCGGTACATCGCCTCGACAGCGTTCACGTCTTCGACGTTGGCGCGACTTGGCGCTCATGCTGGGCATGGCTACAAGTTCACGGCTGATAGCACGATTGATATTGCGGCTGTTTCAATCGCTACCCCGACAGTGGGTACGGTTGTTCGGTTGACGGTTATCTACACGCTTCAGGCGTAGGTTCTTTTCGGGGAGGGCTGCCGGTAAGGGGCTCTCCCCCTTTTATTCTTGAGGGCGCATGGCTGCATCTGACTACGACTTCAACGTAACCCGTAACGAGATCATCGAACGGGCATATCGCATTATCGGTAAGGGCTCTATGGAGGAGCCGGTATCTGCTCCGATGTATAGCCAAGCTATCGTCGCCCTTAACTCCATGATTAAGAGCTGGCAGAGTAAGCACGTCTTTCTCTGGACCTTGAAGGAGTTCTCTCAGACCCTCACGGCGGGACAGGCTAGCTACTCGCTTGCTTCTCTCGACCCAGCCATCTACGCCATTGACCGGGCTTACATCCGTATCGACAACATCGACACCCCGGTTGACGTGGCAAGCTATCGCCAGTACCTCGATGTTCCTGACAAGACGAGCACCGGGGACCCAACGATTGTGGCTCTCGATGGTCAGCTTACCCCAACGATGTATGTATGGCCGGTCCCTCAACAGACTAGGACCTTGCGTTATACGGGCATCGTAAAGCTCAAGGACTTTGACACGGCGGCTGGCAACGCTGACTTCCCGGTGCGCTACCTTGAGGCTATTACATTCGGCCTTGCCCACAAGCTATCGTTTGAGTACGGCCTTCCAGTCCAGTTCCAGCGGGAGCTTGAGCGTCAATACCAGGCAGAGTTCGGAGAGGCCAAGAGCGGCGAGCGAGAGCGCGCTGAGTACGAATTTTGCGATGGAGCGTGTAAGTAATGGCAACCGCGGTACAGGTAGAGTCGATCTGGAATGGCCTCACGGATAACAGCGGAGAGCCTTTAGCATCCGGCAAGGTTTATACCTACTACGCAGGTACCTCGACCCCTGTTGCGCTCTTTACGGCTAGCGACAAAAGCACCTCAGCGACTAACCCTCTCATCCTCGATGGTAACGGCAAGGCTCAAGTCTGGGCTGATGGCCGCTATAAGTTCGTGGTTAAGAGCGCCGCTGATGTAACTCTCTACACCCTAGACAACTTGCTCTATGGATTCGATGACTCGACGGTTCTCTGGGGCGGTCAGTCTACTGGGTCAGCGAATACTCAGACGGTGAGCGTTCCTGCTACTGTGGGCGTGTATTCTAACGGGCAGCGCGTTAGCTTTATCGCGGGATACACCAACACTGGCCCTGTTACCTTGCAGCTTAACTCCCTTTCCGCTGTCAGCGTGGTCAAGGGGCCTAACGCCGTGTCCCTTCAGGCTGGTGACATTGTAGCAGGGCAGCTCGTTGATTGCGTCTATGAGGCGTACAGCGGCACTGGGCGTTTCCGCTTAGAGAACTATCCGACCCTTGCCGATGTTCAGCGTTCGCGGTTCCAGGTCGCAACCAACGTATCGGCCAACTCCGCTACTGTTACCGCTGACCTTACTCCTGCTCTTACTTCGTATGAGGCTGGGCTTGCAGTTCGCTTAAAGATAGTCACGACCTCCTCTGGTCCCGTTACCCTTAACCTTAACGGCCTTGGGGCTAAGACGGTTCAGTTCAATAACGCAGCCCTCGTCGCTGGTGAGCTTCAGGCTAATAACTGGCACGAGTTTGTTTATGACGGGACTCAGTTCCAGCTTTTGAATCCTTACGAGGTAGCTATCCCTCGATGGGCTGGCACTACTACAGGAACCTCAACGGCGTATGCAATTAGTCCGTCTCCCGCGATTACAGCTTATGCGGCTGGTCAACGATTCTCGTTTATTGCTCATGCAGCTAACGGGGCGGCCCCGACTCTTGCGGTTAGTGGCCTTGCTGCTACGGCTATTCAGTACGAAGGCACTGCTCTTGTAAGCGGGGAGATAGCCTTGAGTGGTGAGCATGAGGTCATGTACGACGGTACGGCCTTTCAGCTTCTTAATCCTTCTACTACAGCTAGCTCGGGCCTTGTTCCGGTGCGGGTATCGCAGATTCAGGACAGCGCCGTTATTTATGGTGGCACTTCGACCGGCTCAGCTAACGCTCAAGCGATTAGCCTCTCTCCCGACATAACTGCTTATACGGTTGGACAGCGATTCATCTTCAAGGCTGGTTATACTAACACTGGCGCGACTACTCTTGCGGTCGATAGCATCACTCCTGCCGTAGCCATTCAGCGATTTGGCGTAGCTCTTGTCGGTGGAGAGATCCAGCTTAATGACATGGTGGAGGTTGTCTATAATGGGACGGCCTTCCAGCTTGAGAACTCTACCCCTGCGCCGTTGTTTGTGGACCGGACTAATAATCGCGTAGGAATTGGCAAAACTTCTATAGCTGAAGCTTTGGATATATCCGGAAATGTTAAAATAAGCGCCCCGCTAACAGACGCAACGCAGAAAATAGGTAGACTTATTGGCGCACCGTATACCAATGCTAATGGTGATTGGTTGGCCGCTGACATTCGTGGTTCATCGGGATCTAATGAGCTTGTATTTGGTGGTGGTAGTGCAGTTTATAAATGTGCCACAGGAATATCATTTATAACAGCAGCCAATACCACGACCACAAGTGGCACTGAACGAGCGCGGATACTCTCCTCAGGCGAGGTTTTAATTGGCACAGCGACATCTGCAAATGCTGTTTTTAGGTTGCAGATTGGAGATCAGACTGGGCAAAAAGGCGTAGTCATTCAAGGTGGAAGTGCAAGCACAAGCGATGGAAGCGTCTTAAATTTTAATAATGGCACCGCAGTCAGTGGGCAAATCGGGAACTATTCCGCCTTACAAGGTGGAGCCTACGATGGACGATTCACTATCAAAAATAGCGGATCGGCTTTCTGTCTTTTAGGGCTTACCGCAGCGGTTGGTACTCACTTCATGAAGTGGAACAACGTATCTGGTGCGTGGACTTTCGATACTTCATCAGCTCGATACAAAGACAACATAGCTAATAGCTCGTATGGCTTGGCGGAAGTTATTGCGATGCGTCCAGTTACTTTTACATACAAAGCTGAGCCAGATCGCCACGACGTCGGCTTTATCGCTGAGGAGATGCTTGAGGTCGTTCCCGAGGTTGTTGCAAAGAATTTAGAAGGGGAGCCCGATGCAATCAGCTACGATCGTCTCACCTCGGTCCTTTGCAAAGCCATTCAAGAACTCAACGCCAAAGTCGAATCCCTTGAATCCCGCATAGCAGCACTAGAGGCATAGCAGATGCCAACAGTCCAGATACCCATATTCCAACCGATACATAAGGGGGTGGACGGCATTGAGCTGAACGAGGAGAACTTTGCGGTTCTCGACGGATACCGAACGCTCAAGGGTGGAACGACTGGACGACCTGGCTCTCAGGCTACCTTCACCGCAAGCGGCGCTTCCGGCTTCGGCATTGACTCGATGTTCTACTGGGCAGAGAAGGACTGCATCATGGCGGTGGGAGCGGGGGAGCTGTTACAGGCTACCTACGTTTCAAATACTCCGGTAGTAACTGCACTCACTGGCGGCACTCCGCTTCTCAATCAGAACGTCCCTACCTCAATGTGCGTGGATGGCACTAATGTGTATGCCTGTAACGGTGGGCGTATTGTTACCTCGACAGTAGGTGGCACTCCGGCATACATCACCGACATTGATTCTCCTACTAATGCCACGCACGTAGACTTTCTTGATGGCTATATCATCGCTATCGGCACTGGGAACACTTGGTACTGGTCGGATGTGAACACAGGCTCAAGCTGGAACGCTCTCAACTTCGCCTCGACTGCCGGAAGTCCTGACACTCTCAAATCCCTCAAGGTATTCAACCGCGAGATATACCTCTTCGGCCAACGCTCTATTGAAATCTGGGAGAACGATGGGACTGCTCCTTTTTCTCGTATTCCTGGCGGCTTCATTCAAAGTGGTTGCTCTGCGCCTTATGCGGTAATCGCTGATGAGAACTCTCTCTACTGGCTGGATGAGAACCGTCGATTGGTTCGCTTCGCTGGTAAGACTGTAGAGCGGCTGAGCACTAGGTTCGACCGGGAGCTTCAATCCCTTTCAAGCGTGGCTGATGCTAGAGCGTTCAAGATTGAGATAGACGGCTATGTGTTCTTTGTATTCACGTTCAAGGAAGCTAACCGCACGTTAGTCTACAACCAGACGACTGATGACTGGTGTGAGTGGGGCCGCTGGATTTACACCGATGCTGAGTACGAGCGATGGATTGCTAACTGTTATTGCTACGCTGAGAAGTGGGGGCTTCACCTCATTGGCCGTAGGGATACGCTTGTCATGTCGCAGCTTGGGAAGGAGTTCGTTAAGGACGATGCCGATGTAGTTCGCATTGAGCGAGTGACTGGGCATATCGACTTTGGGACTGGCAAGACAAAGCAGCTCAACGAGATTCGCTTCAGAGCTAGAAGAGGAGAGGGGCTATCGACTGGCACTCCTAAGCTCATGCTGCGCTACAAGATTGATAATCGCAGGTGGTCAAACATCAAGGAGTTTTCCCTTGGCAACATTGGAGAGTATGACCTAATCCTGCGCGACTTCAGGCGGGAGATATTCCGAACGATACAGTTTGAGTTCACTGCGACCGATGCGGTTACGTATGTGTTCTCTCAGGCTGAGGCTGACATAGAGGTGCTTCGATGACCACTCGGCGGCCCCCAAGGGAGTCAGTAGACTCTTTCCAAGACCGGAAGTGGAAGGAGCAGGTATGGAAGGACTCTGCTAGAGCGACTGGTCCTCAAGGCTTGATGGGTCCTCCGGGGCCTCAAGGTCCTACTGGGCCTACTGGCGCGACTGGAGCTACTGGTCCTCAAGGCCCTCAAGGTCCTGCGACTGTAACGGTAGGGACTACGACCACTGTAAGCAGCGGCACCCCTGCATCCGTTACGAATGGCGGCACCTCTACTGATGTGGTGCTCAATTTTGTTATTCCTGAGGGGCAAGCCGGTACGTCTGCCTCCCTTGGTTCGATTGTGACGTATACAAACGCAGCCGCAAATGGATTGACGGCAACGGCTAATATGTATGCGGGTGTTCTGATAGATAATAGTGGGGAGGTGGTTTCAGTCTAGCTATGGCATTTCATAAAAACCTTACTGGCTCTGATATTCATGTTCCGTATGCTTTCTCGTATGCCGATTATGCTGCGAGAGCGGCGGCCACTGGGTTCACGAGCCTAGACGTAGGCAAGTTCGCGCGACAGGTTGATAGCAATACGATCTGGATGCTTACTAATCATTCGCCTGTTTCATGGACGCAGATTGGTGCGGCTGCCGGTGGAATCTCGGATGGTGATAAGGGGGACATAACCGTTACCTCATCTGGCGCTGCGTGGACAATCGACCCTCAGGCTGTAACGTACTCTAAGATTCAGGACGTCAGTGGGACGGATAAGATTCTTGGGCGGTCGTCAGCTGGCGCAGGGGTGATTGAGGAGGTAGCTTGCACTACGGCAGGACGGGCACTCCTTGATGATGCAGACGCAGCCGCTCAAAGGGCTACGCTCGGACTTGGGAATGTTGACAACACTTCGGACGCAAGCAAGCCAGTAAGTACGTTACAAGCATCGGCAGACGCAGCGGTTCAGGCTTACGCAATCCAAAGGGCTAACCACACTGGCACTCAATCGGCAGCGACGATAACAGGCTTAGCAGCCATAGCGACAAGTGGATCGGGCTCGGACATAACCTCTGGAACGGTGGGGGCGGCTCGACTTGGATCTGGAACAGCAAATAGCTCTACTTATCTTCGGGGCGATGGTACGTGGGCAACTCCGTCAACTGGTGGAATCTCAGATGGCGACAAGGGGGACATTACCGTAAGCGGATCGGGCGCTACGTGGACCATCGACAACCAGGCTGTAACGTATGCGAAGATTCAGAACGTAACCACTAATCGGTTATTGGGTCGCGCAACTGCGGGGGCGGGAGTCGCTGAGGAGGTGACGCTTGGGTCTAACCTCGTGTTCTCGGGGACTCAGTTAAACACCTCAGGATTACAAAAGACTATCACTTCAGGTACGGCAGCCCCGAGCGGCGGCAGTGATGGAGATATTTACCTACAGTACGTGTAAAAGCAGGAGAACGTCATGGCTGATAACGTTGGATATACCCCAGGCTCAGGAGCTACGGTTGCCGCAGATGATATAGGTAGCGTTCTGTATCAGAGAATTAAGATTATTCATGGTGCGGATGGAGCTAATGACGGTGATGTATCTGCTGCGAATCCGTTGCCAGCATCGGTGCCAGGAGCATCATCGGCGGTCATCACTAGCGTAACAACAGCGGCCACCGGCTCAAGCTATACAGCGTTCGCTTCGCAAGCATGTAACTGCTTGGACATCGTGAACACCTCATCGGTTGCTATTGAGTACAGACGTGGTGGTGCTGGTAGCACAATGACAATTCTTAGCGGCTCGTCTCGGCTTGTGGTCGGAATTACTAACGCTAACGAAATTGATGTCAGGCGAGTAGACCAAAGCAATACGCAGATAACCATTCCTGCCGAGGCTATCGTTATATGACGGGAACCTTAACGAGGCTACCTGGTGGTGGTCAGCAAATCATTCGTGAATACACGGCTGGAACTACTTGGACTAAACAGCCTGGGCTTAAATACGTTTATATAGTTGCCATTGGCGCTGGTGGTGGTGGCGGCGGCGGCGGTCGTTACGCTTCTACTAGCGCCAGACTTGGCGGTGGTGGTGGTGGTGGTGGTGCTACCGCATCTAGATACATATCGGCAACAGCGCTAGGCGCAACTGAAACAGTTACAGTAGGAGCTGGTGGTA